CTATCAAAATAATTAAAGCGTTTATTGCCTTTTGTTTTTTATCTCTTTCCATTTGTTTTTTATCTTTTTCCATAAGTTCTTTTAGTTTTTGTTTTCTTTCTTTTCTTAATTGTTCACGATTTTCAATGCGCCATTTGTTTCTTGCTATTGCATCCGATTTCTCTGCCGTATCGAGTAAGTGTTTTATTTTGTCATTCATTGCTCACCTCCTTCAATGCAATCTCAATGACTGACTTTGCTTTGGGAGAAACGATGTTCCCCTCAATTAAATACTTTCTAACCGTTGGGAGAGATACCCCAGCTTTACGAGCGACTGACTGCAATAGTCCTTGCCGTCTCTTCATTTTAATCTCTTCAATTGCTTTCGTGTAATCCATAACGAGAGCAAAAGTAAAGTAAACTTTCTAATTGTGCAAGTATTTTTTTCTTTTTGTGAATTAACTTTTCACTTCCACCGCAAATATCAAGTCACCAAGACGAGCATTCAACTCGTTTACCAACTCCATTTGTAGTGATTCGGTGAAGGCATCTTCCAAGAATGGGTTTGCCTTTGTACCTCTGCGGTGAATCTTTTTTGCAATCGCTTTGGCCAATGAATCGTGAGTCATATTCTGCGGAATAGCAATCGGCTTTGCCCTTATCCATTCTTTGATGGACTGCCACAGGTAGGGTGTTCCCTCAATATGACCATTCCTTGTCGGCTTTCTTCCAAACTCAACAAACTCCCAATAGTCATCTGCAACAAGGATCGTGTTGATGGATGTCGGTGTCTTAATTATCTCACCCGGTTTGAACGATGCCTTCAATCCACCACTCGCATTTATCTTCCGCTCATCCATTGTCCGAGCGATTTGCGGATTTACTTTGTTATTCCACCAATCTCGGATGATTTGCTCAAGCAAGTTGTTGACTGGATTTCCTACATTCTCATCACCAAGAAAGGAGTCAAGCACATCGCCTAATTTGCTTAAATCTATTTCAGCCACGATAGAAGCGTTAAAAAGGTCAAAGTGATACTTACCCCTTGCCAAAGGATTATCTTGCGTGAAATGGCTTTATTTTCGCTCACAAGGGCATTGTTCTTCTCTCGCAGATATGCGTTGTTGATTCGCACCTTGACAATGATGCTATCTTGCTCGGCAATTATGATGGAATCCGATGTCACAATCCTACGAAGAACCGTGACTTGTTCTCTTGCAATCGCACCTTTGACCAAATAGTGGTTGGCTTGTTTGATGGTATTTGTATCAACAAGGACTTGTCCATAACTGGTCAACGGAAGGAGCAGAATCAACAAGAATCTCATCTTACAAAGTAGCGTTTTTCTTCGTTTGTTTTTCCTTCTCTGCGATGAGCTTGTCAAGATACCACTTTGCTTTGTACAAATCCTCAAGTCCGTTCTTGTCCTCACATCTCCACAGGTACTTAATTACATTTGCGGTGCATACGGCAATGAGTCCCTTCTTCCTGATGGTTGCTGACTCAATCGCATCAATACACTCTATGTCTCCCTGTTTGTAGTGGGTTGGGTTAATTGCATCCATTTTCTCACAAAGGTATAATAACTCTCTTCAATCACAATGATGTGTCCACCTGTCATAAATAGTTGCGTATTCTCAAAGAACGCACAAGCAGCGACAATGTGTTGCTCATTTACAAATCCATCTTCCAAGATTTGCACAATCTCCGGTTCAATCCCAACAGATTCAAGCCAAGAGTCGTTCTTTTGTTCCAGTATGATTTGCACTTTCATCATAATGTCTTGTGCGTGTATGCGTGAATCTTGCGTGTTGTTGCCTTGTCTCGGAATGGTTTGAGAATTAACCAGCGACCTCCGATTGGTTTTGGACTTGCACCTCTTTCAATGTGCCACCCCTTTGATCCATCTCCGTATTCTTCTTTGTATGCTGAAGTTCTAATCATCAAGATGTCCCTCAATTGAACGGTGTCTTTAGTCGTCAACTCTTCCACCGTGTAGGTCATCTCATAGTCCTCGTGAACATGCCCCATCCAAATCGCATCCGCTCCCTCTACATTGACGCTCATTCGGTTGTGCTGGATAGTGCCACGAGTTACCGCACCACCTCCGCCAAATCCGTGCATATACTTAATTTTGAATGACTGCGTACTTGAGCCATCGTCAAACTGGATGCGAATCCATCCACCATATCCTCCCACTTGAATGTCCGAACCGGTCTTGTAATTTAACAAAGTCACAAAGCGTTCAATGATGTCCGTCTCTTGGCGTTTTAAGATGGCGGTCTCGTGATTGCCATAAGCAACCAACTTGATGAGATGTGCGTAAGGTGTAAACCAATCAACTGCGGTGTTGATGATGGCATCAAAGTAGTTTGCGGAATTGTGTTCAGGACGGATGTCGCTCTTGGATTTGCGTGGATCGTACGCACCTTGCATCAAGCAAAACAAATCTCCGTTGATGAGTATGTCGTGATTTCCTTTGAGTGCTTCGTCAAGGTGTTTCTTCAACAATTCCCGGTCACACTTGGGATTGTCCCAATGTAAATCCGAAATGAGAAGGACTTTCGTTTCCTCCCATCTCTTGTCAATTCTCACTACATTGTTTTTTTTCATATGGTGTCCAAGTGGATGTGTAATCCTATCGCCTTTTTCAAGCCCTCTGCTGAAGGTTTGAAGGTGTCAAGGTAGATAGTATCAAATGAGTTGATTCGTTTAATGAGCGTGTCTCTTACAAGTTTCTCCCTCTCCACGATTCTCTCGTGCATCTCTACATTTATCGGTCGTTCAATGCGGACTGGTCTTTCTAAATTGAAGAAAGCCACAACCACGCTACACAGGAACAACGCAAGTATTAAATAGATAAGGAGTGTTGACTTGGAAGTTGATTGCATATCCTGAAAGAATGTCGGTTTTGGCATCGTAGAAAGGTGAAGCGTTGGAAGTAACTACCAATTCAAAGTCCTCGTCATCTTGTGTGTTGTCATCAATCAAAGCAAATACATCTGCAATGATTTGTGCGGTGTCCGAAAGTACCTCAATAACATTGCTCTCACTTTCAAACACACGATCCATCACAAGCAGAGCAAAGTTGTATGTCATCAAGTTCCCAGTTGTGGAAAGATTAAACCCATCAGGATACAACCAAACCAACGGATAGTATTCAACATTCTCAACCGTCATATTTGACTGCTGACCAACGCCAAACTTGTGAACCATCTTATGGCTTTCGGCTGCCGTTTGAATCTTTTGAATTATTTGGTTTAGTGTCATTCTTGAGAAATTTGAGAAGTTTGGCTTCGTTGTTTTTTTGCCACTTATTTGTCCGTGTCGGGGAAGTCATAGTTCGAGAAACAATCTTGAGATGTTGGAAGATAAATACCACCGACAAAAGCGGTGTTCTTTGGACGGATTGTATCAAATGTACTGCCGGGATTTAAGAACAAAGGATAATCATTGGTGTATGTGCGGAGATAATCCCTCAATCTGTTGGCATAGTATTCCGCTTTGTCACGGTATCTGCCTTCAATCATTGTCATCTCTTCCACGGATACGGCACGAGCGTTGTCACTCTCTCTTGATGCAACCGATTTGTTCATCAGTTTGAAAGTCATTGGAAGCATTGCTTCGGTCAATGTGTAGTATTTCAAACAGGGTGCAATGTACGAATCCAAAAGGGTGACATTCAAGGCAGTCAAAGTGTTTGCATACGCTTGTGTCTGCAATTCATTGTATATGCCCGAACCGATGACATCCCGAATATAAATCTCTTGAGCTTCTTTGATTGCTGACTTGAGCAATTTGTCGTCAACATTCTCATTCAAAGGAGTGTTGTCCTTGAGATAGGTTGTGCTTATGAAATATACAAAGTTGGTCATCGTTTAATTCTCCTCAATAATTTTTGAACCCAAATGTGTCTGCATTGTGGTGTGTTGACATCAAGTGTTGGATTGTGATACCAACCACCTCTGCGTTTCCACACATCATATCCCAACTCCGATGACATCATATTGATGTCCTCACGAGAATACACACGACCACTATTGACAACATCCGTGCAGAACTTACGAGATGTATCAATCAAAAGTCCTCCGCTGATTCCCGGTGCAAGTCCGTATTGATAGCGAACCACCAATTCAGTTTGAAGATTTTTGATTTCTTCCAATCCTTTTGGGGTTGTTTCCAATCCGTCCTCGTATGACTTAACCAATTCCGCTTTGGCAAGTTTGGCAATCGCATCGGCAACAACCCTTGCGTCAAGTTTGGTGATGTTTACAATGTCTCCAACCTGTAACCCTTTGTTCTCTTTCAACACATTCAAGATGGCAGATTCAATCGCATCGGCAAACTCAAACTTCGCCTCCTCAAACTCTTCGGCTTTCTCTCCGTACTTATTGAATACAACAAGGTCACGCTCATCATCCCAACCGAATGGGTTTTGTTTTGACAAGGCAACTGGTGCTGCTGATGGCAATGAATCTCCTCCAGCGATAGGCGGAAGGTTTGCCAATTGTCTCTTCTCGTTGATTGTCATATTTGACAATACATTGTTTGCAACCAAAGGACTCAAAGCATTGATGGCATCGTTCAAAGAAGATTGCTGAACATCGGTAATCAATGGAAGCCCAAGTTCTTTCCGTGCTTCTTCGTTTGTAATTACACCAGCGGTGAACAATGACTGATAGTCCAATCCGATTGGTGGCTTGTTGATGGTCTCTAATCTTACCTGTGCAATAGGTTCAAGCAAGTACGAGAACACATCATCAATCTTTTGTTGGCGTGGTTCAATGTAGGCGTGATGAAACATCTCATATGCTTCAATCAATTCCGTTCTGCCACCCAACTGACCTTCTACACGCACCCCAAACAACATTGGAGAGTTGACCTTGTGTGCAACAAATATCTCTTGTTGAACGGTCTTATTCAGCAAATCAAATTGCTTGTCAAAATCCGATGGTTGAAGGTTGGAAATAATTGATTCCTTCTCGGTCGGATCGTTGTATTGGATAATTAAACCACCGGCATTGTCCGTTCCTTGATAGTTCTCCTTGAATCGTCTTGCAGTTGCACGAGCTTCTTCAGGTGTTGGGATTCCCTTGAACAACTGGATGTGAGTTTGTGCCGTGAATCCGTTCTTGATGCTATTCAAGTAGTAATTGGAAATCTCGGTATCAACCTCAATATATTTCAACGCCCCTACATAATCGGGAAGCGGATAAGTGCCTTCACCGGGACGATAGAACTGACAATAGTACAATTGCTTTGATTCTCTTGTGATGGGGTTGTAGGGTTGATAAGATATGCGTGGTGCTTTTGCATCACTCCAATCTTCACAATAGATGTATTCACCTTCCAAACCTTTGCGTACATCCTTGAATGGGATGTGATAGTATTCGCTTGGTGCGGTCTTGGCTTTGTTCCAAATAACCTCAACACAAAACCCATTGAACAACTCGGCATCGTATGCAATCTTTGCTTTGAGTTCCTCGTAGGTCTCATAGGCGTTGATGTTCTTTAGTTTGGCTTCGGCTTTGGCGATGTCGGTGGTGTTTTGTCCGAAAACATCAGTACCAATACCAGCAATATAAGAAGCTTTTGCAGAAACGATGGCATTGTGCTTGGGTGATTTGTTAAATAACTCTACGAGAAAATCGGGATAGAGATTGTCTGCTCCGAAAGTCACGAACCCCTTTGCCTTGTTCTCCTTGAACACAGGCAGTTTGTTGTCGTGAAAATTAATCCTTTGGAATATCATCGTAATCAAATAGCAACTTAAAGTGATTGCAACATAGATACCAAATCAGGGTGCGGATAGACATCAATTTTGTCTGCACGAACCGAGTTGTGAGTGAACACTCCATTCTTTCCGCTCAAAGCTCTTTTGGTAACTTGCCAAATGTCCTCGTGATATGTCAAGTCAATGTTATACTTCTCACGCCACAATAACAACAACTCTTTGGTTGATGCAATTTGCTCTTTCGTGTAGTTCTCAAAATAGGTAAATCCTTTGTATGGCTTCTCAAGTTTGCATACATCCTTGACCTCCTTGCCGACATAGTTGTAGAACTTGCCGTTCTTCTCTACCAAGTAACCCCAATTACAAATCTCAATGCCGATGGATGTCTTGTCAAGTTTGATGAATGGTAACCCTTTGAAGTGTGCAGATTTCAAACCCAAGTGGAACGCCCAATGTTTAGATGAGAACCCTTGCACGATTTCACCTGACCGACTTATCGCAACACAGGTTGCGATGTTTACTGGATCGGCATCCCAAAACTTGAAGGTTGCCACTCCGTCACCACCACCAGCGGTGTGATGCAAATAGATTTGTGATTTCGGTGACTCTTCTTTGTAGTAACCGTTGAATTTAACTTGTTTCATCCGTGAAGAAGTTTGTGATAAACTTGCCGAGTCCACCACATATGCCAATGATAAGCATCAACTTGGGATGGTCAATGTTTAACCCGGCAACAAACAACGATCCCGCAGCGATGGAATCTCCAAGCACACGGAATCTTTTTGGTGTTGGTTCAAAGTAGGATTTGAAACTTATCCTTGTCCTCTTTTGGGTTTCCACGATTTGTGTTTGTTAATATGCTTTGTGTGTCTGCGGAGTTTGTTCTTTGGCTTTGCCCTAAACGCTACCGAGTTAGTTGCCTTTGCCATCTATCCTCTTGATTTTCTTGTGGTAATATACCACAGCCAACACGCCCGATATAATACCAAGAATCCCCACGCAAAAAGTAACAATTGGCTGATAAGTTTGCGTGAAAGTGATGAGAGCTGAACTGCCTGAAATAGCAGTTGCAATGACCGCACTTGTATCATTAAAGTTTTTCATCGGGAATTACACAATAGGGTGAGTCAGGAAACTTCTTGCAATATGCTTGTAAATACAAATTGTCATCCCCGCTGAAAGTGTGTATTCCCATCGGTTCTGGGAAAACCTCAAACGGGGCAAAACTTGCGGGGGGTTCTGAATAAAACAAAATATCAACCGCCCATTTGTCGCTTAAAACTGCGGGGGTTACAACCTCCATCCCGTCATAAACTGCGGGGGTAATTGGTAAAAATCCCAACTCTACAACTGCACAATCTACAAAAGATTGAACTGGCTCACCATCGGGGTTGGTTGTGGTTTGTTCTATAAGTTTGCGAAGTGTTGCCCATTTGGTGGGGGTGAACTCGTATTTATTGAAGGTCATCATTTAGATAGTTGTTAAGGACGCAAGTTCTGCGTTTGTTAGGCGGGTTGGGAATATGGCGACTTGGTTAACTTTTTGTTGACCTTGGTAATTAGAAGAATAATACTGCAAACCAAATGTATTATATCCGCTTGGCGTTCCGCTCGTGTCAGTTCCGACTTGTACGCCATCAACATAGAAAACAAAATCGTCTGTTGCGTAAGCGATTGCGCATTTATGACGACCAACAGTTAATCCCGCCTTAGTTATACTTACAATTGACGAGGTGGTATATTCTGCATAAACTAAATTACCATTTGAGTATAATTCCATATAACGCTCACCCGCCCCAACATCTTTCATATACCATAAAACGGGGTCATTTGTTTGTGCTGAAATTGTGTCAACGGTAAAATCAAAAAACACACTTCCACTCGTCTGCCCAATCAACGAACTAATACCCGTTTTGCTACAAGCATCCGCCACCCTTGTTGCGCTTGATGATGTGGTGGGGATGTAGGAGGTGGGGTATGATGAGGCTTCGAGTTGTGCGCCGTAAACAAAAATCCCGCTTCCAATAGTTCCAGCGTAATTGTATGTGTTATTTGCCGTTGCGGTTAAATAATTAATATACCAAGTTGCGGCGGTTGCCGTAAATGTTAAATTGCATCTATACCACCCGTTCCCAAAATTTTCAATTGATGCAGAATACCCGCTTGAAACATTTCCTACAACCCCGTTTTCTAAATCAAAAAACGCGCCGACATCCGCAGAGGTTGTGGCAATCAAAAAAATCCATTTTCTTTCAGAGGCTTTTGCAAAAACACTTAATGTGTAAGTTGTTGCGCTTAATGTAAAACCTTTATTTATGTAATGTGTGGTTGTGCTTGTCGTATTTTCGGCGATTTTATCCGCATCTTGTGTGCCATCGGGTGATGTTGTTGCGTTTGCCGTTATTGTTGCCCCACCTTTTGACCAATACGCATTTCCAAAATCTTGCGAATAATTTACCAAATTCGTACTCTGCTTTTCCAACAACAAAGAAGGACACCCCCCGCCCCCATTTTGGTAGGTAAGGCGTGGAACATTTAGGCGGTCGGTAGTTGGGAAATAGGGTTTGGCGGTTGTTGAAACGCTCAATTGAAATCCCCAAACTAAAATATACGCGCTTGATGTCAACGCTTCCAATGTATTCAATCCATTACGCCCACTACCCGCTAAACTTGTAACCAATCCATTAATTTCGTAGCGTGTCCATGTGGTTGTAACCGTGATGTTTTGAGATGCCGTACTCGCATTGTTTAGAAATAATTGAATGGTTTTTGTTCCCGTATTTGTTCGCAACCATACGCTTAAATTCATTTGCGTATTTTCTTGGGCGTTGTTTTGTCGCAATTGGTAGCCATCGGAAACCGCTTCCATTTTTGATGCGGTCATTGTGCCATTTGGTGCTTCTGCAAAATTGTCCGTCATCGTTGGCTTTCCATTGCCACCACCAAGCCAAGCCGCATTTGTAAATTGTTCCGAATAGGTACACAAATTCCACGGGCAAACCTCAACCAATCCCGCGCTATTGATGCGCGTTCCGTTGGATGCTCGTGTGAATGACAAATCGCCGCTGCCGTTGGTGGGAATTTGAGAATATACAACATCCTCTTTGTATCCGCTAGGAATCATCACTAGCGATGCTTGACTCAATAGATTGCTCATAAGTTGTTCAGTTTACGCAATAGACAAGAGATACCTTCATAATAGCCACCATCGGTTGTGATTCGTGCCTTGTAACCTTGCACAATGTCCCATCCTTGTCCTTTGTATAGGCGACTTCGTGTGCCAATTCCGATGCCTATCATTTTAATAACCGATTACCGATCCTGAAGAGATGATGAACCCTGTGATTTTTGAAGAACCACCAGCGGGAAGATACGCACCTTGTTGCAAAGTGACTGCACTCAATCCTCGTGCTGAAAGTACATTTGTACCGTCAACGGAAAAAGATGTGAACACGGTGTCCTCTTGAACCACAAGAGCTGAATAACCGACTGCGGTCACAGTTCCAGTTGCGTGATACTTGAATCCATCGCCACCAGCGATGATGCTTGTTGAATTGCTCATTGTATGTAGATTTTTTCGTTTAGTGTTGGGTTGTATTCATTCTCGGTGAATGACTTTTGTACTTTCAAAAGACCTGTCTCACACAACACGCCTCCAGCAGTAGAAACACTATATTCGTGTTCTCCTTCCAAAAGGGTTGCAGTAGTGCCTTCAATGAACTGAAATTGATTGTATCGCTCGGTGTGAGCAGATATGTCCGTCAATGTTCTTGTGACGATGGTCTCGGTTTGGCGATGAGTAAATGTAAACACATAGGATGCAGCACTTGCCTTCTCCGTCAATGTTAAATACCAATTCTTTGTCTGCCCTTTGTTAATTACCAACATCTATACAAAATAGCGATGCGAAATTTATGTAACAAAAAAGGGAGAGCAATTGCCCTCCCTCTTTCTCCTATGAAAACACGAATCAATTAGATACCTAAACTGGTAACAACTGATGCCTGTAATTTGTAAGGGGCTTCCGCTTCAATCGCTGACAAGGTAACCTCATATCCATTTGAATCACCCATCGCAGTACCGGTGTTGGCAACCATAGCGGTCACATCACATCCGTACTCCTTACCGACCAAGAAATACTCATCGTTATTGTTTCTCACGATGCAGAAACATCTGCCTTGTGCCAACAATTTCATTTCATTTCTTTTGGTGGTTGACAATCTGCGAAGTTTGAAAGCAACATCCGACTGATTGAAGGATGTGCCATTCTCAACACTCACATTTGTGGTGATTACCATTGATCCAGTTGCTTTTGGAAGTTCGTAAGTATACACGCTACCACTTGCAACGCTTGTTGCGGTAACTTCTCCACTTGCAACGGTGAATCCTGAAGTTGCCCAGTTAATCAAGTGGATGCTTTTGATGCCACCTACTGCATCTTTGCAGTCAAGGGCGAATCCTGAAGTAAGTAAACAAGGCATATCTTAATGGATTAAAGGGTGAAGTAAACGATTTCTCCGGGGAAAGCAACCTGAACACCAGCTTTGAAAGTGAAACGAACTCGTACTTCATCGTTGTCAATGCTGTACCACATCTTCACTTCTTCTTGCTCGTCAATCAAGTCCGTACCCATAAAGAAGTTGCTCAATGAACCAGCAACGATTTTGTTAGTTCCGTTCAAACCACCTACGGCAATCAACTTCATATTTGTACCGGGGTAAACCATTTCCATAGTTTGTGCAGCATCTGCAACATAATGGAACAAGTTTGCATTCTTCAAGTTAACCAACATCAACTTGTAAGCATCAATTCCCAAGAAGCAAACCAAGTCATCCTTCTCTGCAACGGCAGCGGGGATGTTAGCGTACACTTGATCCAAGATGTCATCAATGTTTGCAGCGGTGATAGAAGCAAAAGCAGTTGGTGCAGAGTTAGCCAATACTGGAGAAGCAGCAGCGATGATTTTGTTGAAACCATCAAAACGGCTCAAGTTAGGGTTACCACTTGCGGTGTCACCTTGCCACAATGCAGTTTCCAAAGTTTGTGCAATAACGGCAGCTTTTTCAGCACCGACTTGCTCTTCAAAAGGAATCATTGTTGGTGAACCGGGCATAATTTGGGTTTGCATCCATTTGGCTTCCAAAGTTTTTGGACACAAAGTTTCTTCAACTTTTACTGCACCAACGGTGATATTGCGTTGAGTGAAGGCAGTTGTTCCACTTGGATTGTAACCACAACCATCGGCTTGGAAGAAAACGGTTGAAGCAAGAATGTTCAAAGCAGATGCTGATTTAACACCTACCTGAACTTGGTTAGCAGATTGCAAAGTTGAAGAAGTTTTGCTTCCGAACAATGCTTTAACCAACAAATCAGTTGACTGTTCGTTGGTGTAGTTAGCGAGTGATCCTACTGAAAATGACATAGTTTTATTTGTTTATAGAGTTTTTGAATTTTTTAAGTGCTTCAAAGCGGTCGTTCTTTTTTGTAGACACAGGTGCTTTCAAGGGTTCTTCGCTTGGCAAGTCAGCAACCTTCTCAATCAGGTCAATCGCTTTGCTCATAGCTTCTTTGTGTTTGATGTTTGATGCAGTCAATGACTCAACCTTTGCAGACAATTCAGCGATTGCAGATTCCAACTTGGAAACAACATCATTGAATGCAGATACGGTTGCGAACTCTTCGGCTTCAATTTCAATCTCAACTTCAGGTTCTACGATTTCAGTAACAAAACCACCTTCAGTTGTAACCAACAAACCACCTTCAACCTCGTGAGTTGCGTCAGGTGCTGGAATGTTGCCTTCGGCAGTTTGAACGAAGATGGCAGTTCCTACCGCCAATTCGCCTTCGTACTCAATTACCGTTCCATCAGTCAAGGTGGCAGTTGCCATCTCAACTTTGGTTTCTTCGTCCGAAAATCCCAACATCGTGCGGATTTCTTTCAATGTTTCTTTTGCGTTCATTTGTATAAAATTAGAGTTTATGTTTCGGTGTTGCAATTTTACTTTCCATTCCACTTGGAAAGGACTTCTTTCAATGCCTCAAGTATTTGTTCGTCTTTGTCTTCAGGAAAGTCAAAAACGCCCTCAACGGAGAACCCTTTGAACTCACCCTCTTTGACTCTTGCCCACACATCGTCATTGTCTACCAAGTAGGAAACAAACCACGATCCGTCAGCAACCTCTTCAAATCCCTTCGGTGGCATCACGCCTCTCTCCCGGTCAATGATGTATGATTCAAACAAGCTCACGCCATCCATTATCGGAGTGCGGTGATGAGCATTGACTGCATCGTACTTGTTGCCCCTTGCCCATTTCTTTGCAATCTTGAAGATGCTCTCCTTGTCAAATACCACATAGTATTCACCACGCACATCGTCTCTGCGATAGATGGGTAGGTCGGCAATCATCGCTGCTCCAGTTACGATTCTTTTCTCCTCGTCTTGGATGGCAAACTTTTGACCTTCTACCTTCAGGATTCTTTCACACCAACGGAGCATCTCTTCTCCACCCCAAAGCAAATAGGAGATAGTTCCACACGCTTCGGTGTCATCGGGGTTGTAGTATTCCTTTGCACGAGATAAGAAGGAGTAAGTGCGTTCAATCGTTTCCATTGACAAGTTCTCACGGTTGGCAAGTTGGTTTGCTCTTGCTTTACCGACTAATGTCGCACAATCGTTGTCTACTTTCTCATTCAATTCCATTCCACGAATGGCATTGTCAACCGCTGCCTGTGGGTAATCGTTCTCAAAAGCAGAGAAAGCAAGAAAGTCCTTTTGTATGGCTGGAGATTCCACGAGAGAGACAAACTCAATCCCTGTCTCTTCGTCCCATTCGTTGATGTCTAATTTGTAAACTGGAAGTTTCATCGTATTCAAATAGCGTTATTTCACAACGGACACTCTTTTGGTGTTTCCGACTCTTGCTTGTGTGCGTGATATGTCCCCTTCGGTCACAAATACTCTCTGCTCAAATCCGCTGACTTGTGGCAATGTAGATGATACCTGTGGAACACTTTGCTGAATGCCTTGAATGTTTGTGGTTTGTGGTTGACTGCCTCCTTTGGATGCACTACCTCCCGACAACAATTGTTTTGCTCTTGCGACATTCGCCAAAATCCTTGCCACACCTTGTGCATAGTATGCAGCGGTGAAGATGGGAGTTGCAGGTCCAAGTATAGACGCTGCCTGTGCAGATGCTTTTGCAGATTCAGCGTTCAAACTTGAGAACGCAACTGCACTATCAATTGCAATCTCTACCAATGCAATACCTTTGGCGATTTGTTCACGCTTCTTTTCTTCGGTTGTCAGGATTGTATTCAATGAACTCAACCCATCCACCGTTGCTCGTGCAAATCCTATCTTGGCATCATATACTTGTTTTGCAGCAAGTATCTCTTCGTCCGCTGCTTTTTTGACTTTTGCTGCCTCATCCGCTCGTGCTTTGTCAATTAAGTCATCCGCTTCGGTTCTTGCTTGATAGCGTAGAAGTGATGCGGTCGTGATTCCCTTTCTTTGTATACCCTCAAGTCCCTCAAAGTATTTTTCTTCTTTCTTGAGATTTTCTGCGTTCAACCGGTCATTCGCTTCTTTGGCTTCTTTTGCTCTTGCATCATTTGCATCTTTTCTTGCTTTGGCTTGGTCTTTGTTGAAATTCTGCTCTTCAATTTTTAACACCTCTAATGCGTTCTTGGTGTCAAGGATAATCTTGCCCCAATTCTCCTCATTGTTTTTGCCGTAGTTTGCTCGTGCTTTTGCAAGGTCATTCTCTAACTTTTGGCGTTGCTTGTTAAACACACCAACTTGGTCACCTCTTGCTTGTAGCAATGCAATCTCTCTGTCAAGTTGCTCATTGCTTTTTTCGGTTGTCTTGTTTAACTTGTCCAATGCCCTTTCCGCTGCCGAAGTAATCCCGACAAAATCGGTGAACCGCTGAACCAAATTGCCGACAAAATTGGCAATCGTTTTCAAACCGGGTATCAATCCTAAAATTGCATTTTTTAACTTGTCAAAGTTGGCAATGATTAAGGTCAAAGCAATACCGATTGCACCGAAGGCAAGGGTTGACATTTTGCCTAATGCTTGGAAAGCTTTTAACACATTGCCCTTGATGTTCCCAGCGATAGCGGAGAATTGTTGTTGAACCTTTCCAAGTCCCTCAAGTCCTTCAGCCAATGCCATCGCACCTTGCAACTTGACCATTGTCTTTTGCAAGTCCTCGCTTTCACTACCGAATAGAGCCATTGCCCCTTGTGCTGCTTGGAATCCACGAGCAACTCCTTGAACAACCGTGTTAATTTGAGCAAACTTGTCGGGGTTTACTGCTGCAACTCGGTCGTTAAAATCCTCCATTCGGTCACGAGCTTGTGCAAGTGCCTTCTCTGCCTTGATGGCTTCAGGAGAAAACTCACCAAACTCCATCACCGCCTGTTGTGCTTGGATGGTTAGTTCCTTAATCTCCGACTTCATTGACTTGAAGTCAGGTTTTTTGACCGTTAGGTCTATCGCTGCCGTTAGTGCCATATCTTATCCGTTACCTATTATGTAGAAATTTGTTCCATCACACACAACCCATTTCTTTTCCCAATGGTTGTTGATGACCTCATCGTCTGCTCCGTTTATTGTCGCAGCGGTTGCCGTTGCAATCGTAATTGAATGTGCTGAATTTGTTTTGAGAAACACCCAATGCTTTCCACTCAATCCTGATGGATCGGGAAGAGTCACGGTGAACGCTCCAGCGGTCGCATCACACAGGAACAACCAATCGTCTTTGGTCACGCTTGTTGTAGTTGTTACCGTCTTAACTGCACCTCCACTCAAGAATGATGGATACATCTCGTAATTGCCAAGATAGAGTGTGTCAGGTTTAGTGACTGCAAAGTCATCACACAATATCGCAGCACTCCCATCCGTTCCCGCTTGGAAGGTTGTGTTTTTGGAAACAACCGCAAATGTATCGGTAAGATTGTTGTTCTGCACAATGCCATCTCCCTGAATTATACCTCCTCCTCCTTGACTTACACCAACCGTCACACCTTTGATGCCGGGTTTGATTGGTATATTTCCACCGGGATAGATGTCGGATTCCGCATCGGTTTGCCCCGCAGTTCCCGCACCGATTGTCTTTTGAACTATTGATGCTGGTTCAATAAATTGCTGAAGCAAGAACTCGCACAAATACACCCCATCCTCAATTGGGTTGTAATCGCTGATTTGATTCAATCGCCAATACTGACCTTCAAAAAAGTAAGCATCCGAGAATGACAAGTTCAGCCAATCCTTTGGAGTGATGCGGAAATAAGCTCGTAGAATCTTGGAGTTTGATCCTGTAATCTCACTCAAGAAACGATAGTAGTAATTGTTGACAAGGTTTGAGTTGGTATACTTGTACCCAGCACCAACACCAATCTCTCTCGGCATTCCAAAAAGAATGTCATATGTCGGATTGCTGATTGAGTCCAAGTGAATGGTCAATGGTATTGAGAATTGATTTGTGTAGTTCAAACCAACACCCGCATATTGTGCGTAGAACTTCCAATTCACTCCACTAACCACACCACCAAAATACAATATCCGCAAGTCACCATCTTGATAGTTGGGGACATACGACAAGACAAAGTTCTTTTGATTGTTGTAAGAGTTTATCTGCGTAGGTGCAAAAGCAATTTGAATCTTTTTCTCATTCTTGATAAACTGGTTGTCAACCTTGTATGTGCGACTTCCGTATGTTGTTTGATACGATTCCTGATACAACACATTCGCTTCATCCTTGCCCTCTTTGTATTGTAGGACATAGGGGTTTGCTTCAAGCTCTCCCATAGGCACAATCTCAACAGGTTGAGAATAGTCCAGTTTAGCAGTCCAATCAACATTATCTCCAGTATAGAACTCATCTCGTGGAACGCAACGCAGATTCTTGGGATTGTCTTTGTCGGGTTCAATGTACAAATTGAACATTTTAACAAACGACATAAACATCTCGCTTTGCTTGACTTCGGAGTTTAGGAATGCAGAGAAGTCAACCGTCTCTCCAAGTCCGTATGTGTACGCTGATTGATTGCTCTCAATAAACGAACCAATACCGATATCCAAAGAGAATTGAGCATTGGTCAAATTGTATGAATTGGCATCGTCATAAACTTGTGCCAATCTCACATCCAACACATTGCCTGTAAACACCGCCAAAGGTGAGAAGTACAATCCGACTTGGAATGCTGGTGATCCGAAGTCAACGGTGACCGTGCTTGTTTGCTTCAACACTCCGTCAACATACAATCCAAACACCAAGTGAATGTCCTCTTGGAATACAGGTGCATAGCCGGTGGATGCGTAGTTGATTGAAAGGTCAACATCAAACACATATCTTCCACCAATAGGTGCAGTATAACGCCCGGTCGCATTGTTGTAATTACCACCATTGTCAAAGTTCCCACCTGTGGAATCGTTTTGGAATATAAGGATTGAGTTCAGGTCAAGGGATTGTGCAGATGTTGTGCGAGAAGCTCGGAATCTTCTTGACTCCAATGTCGCAGCATTTGCCGTCAATGCCGATGGTGCTGGTAACACCAACCGCTTGAACCTATCCGAGTTGAAAAAGGAATCGTTTGTGTAGGTGAATCCAGCATTGGTGAAGATTTTGTCAACAACCGTCTTTGCATAGAGCGAAGGAGTAAATTGACTTGTGTCCCACAAAGCGATGTTTGTCGGATGCCCCTTGTCTATCATCGCATACATATAGCCATCGCCATATGCAAATGCTTGTGGAGTTCCGTTCTTGTAGATTTGATTTGACCACGAGTCAATGATGTTGCCACTTGACAAAGTGTGGTTGTATTCGCTGAAATCTAACTGGTTCAGTTTGCGTTCTGCGATGGTCGTGAAGAAGTCCGCAGATTGTCCGTGACAAGTTACCTCATAGGTGATGTGTGTGGAGTCATCAACACGGATTTGAATCAACCGCAAGAAACCTCTCAATTGCTCAATGCCATCTACATAGATGATGCACTCGGCTTTGAGATTTGGGTTGAATGTCGGTGAAAATTGTGTGGTTGAACTTGTGGTTTGCTCTACCTCAAAAAGATGAGAGAAGATGATGTTGTTTGTCTTTGAACCCGGCAACTCAATTGTCTTTGTCCAATCGGATGACCTTGTGTCAGGTTCACGAATGTCTGCAATAGAGCGATTGATTAAGACATTGAAATCTTTGTAGGTGTCAAGTTTGCGTTGAACCCAACTACCACCCAATGCAATCTCTTTTGAAATACGGCATTCCTCACCTTCTTCAAAAGCATCAACAACACGACTCTCAAAACTGCCCTCAATCGTTTCAAGCAACGATGTGGGGATTGCAACATAAATTTCTATCATTGGCGTTGGCGTTTTGATTCAAAGGAATAACTCATATCAAGCTCAATGAAGAATGCATTGTCTTGGATGTGCTTCTTGACTTCGTAGGTCGTTGCGTCTATATTGACCGCAACCAAAGTGCCATCGTACGCATAGACAACGGGAGATGTAAACAAGTCAAGCAACCACTCGCTCTCTGCTTCCGTGATCCAGTTACTGAACATCTTGACCTTGTGAGTCATATTCGTGTCGTAGGTCTTTTGCTTGAATGCCGATGTAGTGTAACCGTATGTCGCACCCAATGTGTAAGGGTTGGACTTGAATTGCTTTCGCTGGATGTCGTAATTGTCACGCCTCACCCTATTGAATCGGAATGAGTCAAACCCACCTAATGAGTTCAGGAAGAACAAGTCAGTTGTGTCGTATTTGCTACACTCGTCAATCAGGTTCACTCGGTAGGTTTCCGATAGAACCGTTCCTCCAAGTTTTAACTGGATGTCATAGTATGTCGCTGCACCCGGTATTGTCAATTGACTTCCTGATGGAATGCGAACCACCTTTGTAGATGGTAGATTGATTGTTTGTGTGGATGCGTCCGAGTAAGTTACAAGGGCAGTTGTTGCCGTGTTGCGGATAGCATAGAGCCAATCCTTTTGAGTACGGTGAATGGTCTTGCTACGAATCGGAGTCAAGAACAAACCATTGCCATCCATTGTGTATTGCCCGGCATAGTTCACCAAGTCAATTGGATTGAGTGCAGCGTTCCACACGCTTCCAGTTGCCGATGTCAAGTTGGTGTATTCGGTGACGCTTCCTGTGGCAGATGCAGAGTATTCATAGCCAAACTCCACCTTGTAATCAATAATTGAATTTGTGCAACCACTTGCTGCACTATCGTTGAAGTTCCAATCATAGGTGACATAGTTCTCAAGGATGCGTCCGATGTTGAACACCCCCTTGTTTGTGCTGCCGTAGTAGATGGGTGCTTTGAGCTTGGCAAGTGAAGTGGTGCTTTGCTTGACCTCTGCAATGAACTTGAAATTGTCCTTTGTGTAGATGCCACCTGATGACTCCGTAATGACAAAGTTGGTATCGTTGTACGCAGGAGCGTATTCGTTTGGTTGTTGTGTGATAGATAGTGCCACGATAGAAAATAGCGGTTAGGGTTGTGCGTCCCAAATGCACACCAATATGCACATATTGCATAATACAATGGTTAATTACACCGATTTTGGGGTAGTTTAACCAATATATTGTCAACCTATAGGTTTAGTTTATGACGGACAGATTCAACTTTAAAGTTGAATTTTTGCGATAATGTCACAAATATCCAACGATAAAGTGTCATATAATACCCAAAAGCATATAGTTTAGTCCCTTTTATGGCAACTTATATGTGTAGGGATATAATGGAAAATTTCATGCAGTTATTCGGAGAATTGCCGAGTATAGTGGAAAAAATTCCCAATGGTTGGGAATGGTATAATACCGCTCGGTATAAAAAAAGGGGATTGAATCAAACACATTAAACATCTTCCCGATAGGGAATGCAAACATTTGCCACTAATCCTATAAATTGGCAATTTGTAACAAATACTGCCATAAATTTGTTACAACATCTCGTTCAAACAAGCCACAACATATGCGTTGAATCCCTTTGTCGCTGACTGCTCTAATCGTTTCTGCCTCTCTTTTGTCTTTGCTTTGTAGAAAGCAATGGTGTTCAGGAACTCAATCAACGGCATCTGCAAGATGGTGTCCCATTTTGTCCGATCCCCTTTGACAATCTTGTCAACTAATTCCAACCACGCCAATGGGCTTACGCTTCCCGTTTCAATTGGTTCATCTCCTCCTTCAAATAGGTTAGGATAGTTTCCAATAGTTTGGGATAAACTGCCGAAAAAAAAACTGCATAGGAGTAAGCGGTGGTAACTGGAAGCGACAAGAACAATTCACACTTCTCTTGATAGTGTGCCTGTGCATCCGTGACCTTCTTTGTCCGTCCCAAAAAATCCACCTCGTAAGTCAGCAACGCCATCACTTTGTGAAGCGACTCAATCATATCTCCGTTGAACACTTGCTGGAGTTCAATGAAGTGGTGTCCGCAAATCTCGTTCGTTGTCTTTGCCAACTTCCAACGCCTTCCACGATGTCGGAATGAGAATCGCACCTTGTCGGTTGGTAGCGTGTTTAGGAACTCCAACTTCTTCAGTTCGGTTGTCAGCTCATCAATCGGCATTGACTCCACCTTGTCCATTGACCAATCTTTGACGATGGCAAGGGTGTTCATTGTTTTCTCAATGTGAGACATATCACGACAAGAGTGAATCTCTTGCAGTTGGTATATGGTTATATTATTCCATTTCATAGCGTTTCAATTTGTAACGAGTTAGGCAAAGTAAAAAGTACCCGGTCTATTGTGTGACTTGCAATCCACCGCCAATGCGAGAGCCATAACGCAGTCATCGTGTAGTCCTGTCGGTGCGGTGTATCTCACACCAGTTCGTGTGTATTCAAATTCAAAGTTCTCCATCTCCGAGCCGATTGGTTCTTCAGGAAAGAATACCGAGTTCTGCTGAACGGAGAGAACGAGTCCCTCAATTAGTTGTTGCTTGGATTGTGATGTGAACTTGAATCCCTTGACTCTTTGACATACCCTTTGGATTTGTTCCACGATAGGATCACCCACGCCCGTGCTATCAATGAACGCTGGAGTGTTTCCAATCAACCGAATGATTCTATCTTGTGTGATGCCCCAATCCGCTTGAAATCGGTCAACATACGCACATTGATTGTTGGCATCCAATCCAACGATAACCGTATAATCCGAGTATTTTGCAAGGTCAATTCCCCAAGCGACAACAATACCCCTTGAGACAGGTCGGTAGCATCTGCGAATGTTGTCAATTCCAAAAGGGTTGGTCTTATCGTCCGCTGGTTCTGCAAGATACAACTCGTTGAATACATTTTCAGGAAGGTCACGCTTGGCTTGTTCTACCTCCTCAAGTTTGAGAATACCCTCCTTGACTGCATCGTAAGCGGTTATTTTGAAATAGCGATAGTCATTCTCTCCGCTCCTTGCCCTTTCTCCTAACTTGTAGAACCAGTTCTTTTTCCCTTTGACATTCCCAATCAGTTTGCACTTGCCTTGTGTGGCAGTTAGGGTTGAACGCATCGCATACCACGACTCCTCACGCATACGACTCGCCTCATCAATGACCGCAGCAAACACATCGTCTCCATAAAGGTTGTCGGGTTTCTCTCCTGACTTAAACTCAATGCGTGATCCTGTTGGAAGGGTGAGCAATAACTTGGTCTCGTTGCTTTGGAAGAAGTTGACATCGGTCACTTGTGTTTTCATCCTTCGGAATGCAATCTCCGCTTGTTGGTATACTGGAGCAACCCACCAAACCGATTGACCATCCTTGCACTTGAGAGCTTGTTCAAACAACCATATGATGTGCGATGCGGTCTTTCCCGTCTTTGTACTCGCTGCCGTTATCGTGAACCTCTCCTCACAATCAAGGATGGCTTGTTGGTAACTGGTCACATATGGTCGCTTGTAGTTTATTTGCATAGTTTATCGTAAACCGCCAACCGAGTCAGGTTGTGCAGTTCAAGGTTGTGATAGGTATTGCAATAGTCAAAGTTGCTCCGTCCCATAGATTGTCTCACCGAGTGTCCAGCGTGAATGAGTTTCTCAATAGACGCTTTCCAATTGTTTTTGTTGGTGAATATCACTCCATCGTTTGATGTGTGGTAAAGGTAAGGGAACACGGCAGAGCAGATGATAGGGATGCTATACGCTGCTGCCTCCACAATCTTCAACTCACTCTTGCATTGGTTGAAGTGGTTGTCCTGAAGGGGTGCAAGTACGAAGTCAAAGTGCTTGTAAACTTCACCATATTCCCACACGCTTGTGCCTTCCACAATCTTGGCTTTTGGAATCAGTTTGACGATGTTGTTCCAATGCTCACTCGGAGTATAACCAACGATGTAGAACTCAACATCCATCGCATTGATGTCATCAGCGATGAGCTTTAAGTCCTCCTCGTGTGTGATTCCTCCAACCCAACCGATTTTCACCGTCTCATTTTTCTCCTTAATTTGCGACCATTGGTTGTGTGTTAAGTCCAAGCAGTTTGGCACGACATACACCTTCTCGTTGATGGTGCGTATCTCCTTCGCCAACATCGGAGTGGTGGTGATGACTGCATCCGCATAGTGCATGGCATCCTTGATGGCGTTCTTGATTCCTTTCCTGTATGCCCAATATGCCGGGTTGTATTTGGGGAGTACCCAATAGTCATCCACATCTATCACATAGGGTTTCCCGGCATCAGCAATCCGCTTGAGAATATCATAGTGGTATTTTCCGAGCCATCGGGAGAACACAATCACATCGTACAATTTGAAGTCAATGGTCATCCACTCCTCTTGGGATTGGCAGACATCAATTGTCGCTTGTCCGTCCAACTGCAAACGAAGATGCGGTGTGTAGATGCGGTGATAAACCACACCATTCATTCCATCGGTGAGAATCAGGATTCTCATTCGTTTGGCAAAATTGGTATAGGCATCCAGTACACCACCTCAAGCAACCGGTTAGTGTGTTCGTCAATCCACATCTCGTCAATGTACCGGGCAAGTGTGAACTCGCCTTGTGATGTGTGAACCAACTTCAGGTCATCGTCAACGGGTGGATAGACATCCAACCCTCTCCAAGTTTTCTTCATCGTGGTTTGGGAACTGAAAGTGAGTGGGTGGCTTTGCTCTTCTCGTGTGGTGCTTTCATCTTGTTGCAGTTCACACGGACATCACCGTATTGATTGACTACCAGTTCACCACTCTTGATGGCTTCGTTTAATTTGTTGATGTTGATTGATAGGTTGAGTCCATACTCATTCTCCCATCCGTTACCGAGATAAGTTGTCATTGTCTAAATTCAAAGTTATTGTGAAATTCTTGGATTCTATAGTTTGGTCAATTGTTTCTTTTGGTTTTCCTTGTGAGCGTGTGAGTAACATCTCCAAGTTGAAGAGTGAGTTCTTGTCGTGGGATTTCAACAAAGCACCAGCAATGATTCTCTCAAGGATGGTGAACTCATCTCCCTTGTCAATCTTCTCAAGGTCTTTGCGTGACATCGTGAGCATCGTGTTAACGGTGTCCTCAACTTGACTCTTGTGATACCCAATCTCCTTGAGTTGTGTTATCAATTTCTTTGGTCTGCCGTGCGGATTTAGGACTTCTCCTTTCTCCGGTCTTGTCAAACTTCCTCCGTGTGGTTGTGGTTCTTGTGTTGCCATATCTCCGAATTTCTCCCGAATTTATTTTACCATTGACAATCTTTGTTCGTGAATGGATTTCAACCACTCCTTGTATTGTTTCCTATCTCCAAACTTGATGTGATCCTCACGACATAATGCCATCAGGTTTTCAATCGCATCGGCTTCCTTACTCCCTCCCATTTGTCTTGGTTCAATGTGATGGATGTCCACGGCAGTTTGACCACACACCTCACAAGGGATGAAGTCACTGATGTCATAACCGAAATGATTGAGATAGTGCATTGTGTGTTTCTTCATATTTCAAGATTGTACTCATTAAGCAGTTGGTGAAGTTTGTCTCTTGTCTCTTGCAATGCGTTGTATGTGTCTTCGCTTTGATTATCCGGTGGGTATTTTGTTAATCCTCTTAGGTGGTTGTCTAAGTCCCAAATTACTGAATGATATTTTGAGCCATTGACGGCAAAGTCAAACTCTGCTCTTTCTTCGTCAAGGTTGAATTCAATGATTGCTTTCATTGCTTACCTCCTCCGTAGGTTTGTTTGTAGTATTGTTCTGCTATTTGTAAAGGATACCCTTCAGTTTGATTGCATTGCCCTTCATAATGAGCATCAATAATTCTTTCCTTCTCCATTGCTTTGGCTTGTTCTTTTAATTGCTTTAATCTTTGATTTTTTTCATCTTTTGATATATGTTCAGCCCAATAATCATAATGTAAAATTTCCATTTGTTCTGCCAACCACTCCACTGCAGTTTGTTGTTTATTGTTTGTCATAGTGTTTGCTCCCTTGCAAAAATCTTAAATGTGTTTCCTTTACCATCGTCAAATACAATATTGGAATAAGATTTATTATCAAGTTTGATAATCAATTCTTTTTCTCCTCCAATTGGTTTGGATATTGGTATTGGATTATCATTATTGAATTGATATACCCATTCTACATTATCATAAGTTGAGATTCCGATTGGCACTGCCGTTTGTTGTTTATTGCTCATTCTTTCTTCTCCTCTTTGGTTTCTGCTCATCATCGGCAAGTTGTGCTTTGGTGATGGCTTCTTGTTGTTGGTTTGCCCAAATCAAAAGTGAGTGCAATGCTTCGGTTATACAGGTACTGCAATTCGGCAAGTTCCTTCCGAAGATTTCACGGTGAACATTGTTTAGGATTGCTCCTTGTTCTGGTGTTGGGTTGAACACTTGTGTTTTCTTCCAGTTGTCGTACAACGGTTGGAGTGATAGTATAAATTCGATATTGCTCATAGTTTAGTTTCTAATAGTGCGACAATCACAGTTGCAATGGATGCATAAAGTATCCCCACCCAACCGTAGGTGTACAAGAAAAAGGACAAGCCCAACCACCACGATAGGCAGAAAGCACAATCAAGTGGTTTCATTCGCTTCCATTTGTGGTATTCGTTTCCGTAGAGATAGCGTTTAAGTAGGTCGGCTGGTTTTCCAAAGTTCACAATGATGATTGCTAAACAAGCAATTCCAATTATTTCTGTGTGCATCTTTCTTTCATTAGTTTCACCACCCTCAACACTTCACGGACGGAGATGTCGGTCTTTCTATGGATTGCCCTTGCAGACATTCCTGAACACCACATCTTGAATAGTTCCTTCTCATAAAAATATGCTGACTCGGTTACTTGGTTTATTTTGTTGATTCGTTCAAGTTCAATTGTTTCTTCTTCCTCTCTCTCAAGGAGTAGGTCAGGTTCTTCAGCGAAGTCAAGCTCATAGACATCGTACTGGTCATATATGCGAGAGTTTCCGAAGGGATGCCGGTTGCCGTTGATAGCCAAATAAAGGAGACGGATTGACCAAAACTGGATGTATCCGTCCCTGTATATTTTCTCAATTTGCTCATCAGGTTTCTCAAGTAAAGTCAAAAAGTAAAATTGATACAACTCCCTTGCCAACTCTCTATCTTTGGCGATATTCCTCGTTGCTTGGGTGAGCCAATCAGCTTTGGATAGTTCCAATATGATGTCGGCTTTGTTCAAATTTTCTTTTCAATACTACAAATATAACCATCTTTTTCGTATTTTTTCTTACACCTCAACAACTCCTCCTCCGTCTTGTAGATGGAGATGCTCTGCGTGAGTCCTTTCTTGCAAGTAATCACCCAATAAGGCAAGTGCTTTCGTATAATGTTGACTTGTGATTCGGTCATATTGGATTAGGTCGGTGTAAACATTGACGGAGTTAATGATAGATGAGTAATCCCGATGAAGGATGTTGCCAACCCCAGCGAAGGTCATCTTCAAATGCTTCCTACATAAATAGCAAAACAAGTGCCGTGCATAGGAGATGTGTTGTTTGCGGTTGTGAGAAACGATTTGGTCAGGGGTGACATCGTAAACTTGACAAGCCACTCGCATTGCATCCGTCCAGTCAGCTTCTATGTCGTTAATGTCGCAGCGTGGTCGGAGTATTTCATTCTTTAATCTCTTGACCTCTTGTGCGTGTGATGTGTGTAGTTGCTGAATGGTCAATCTCAATCTGCGAATCTCTTGCTTTAGGTTGTGGGTTACTTGGTATTGGTTCATAGGTCGTTGATAATTTGGAATAGTTGATAAGCGATTTGTGGAACTATGGCGTTGCCATATGCCTTCATTGATTTTTGTCTCCATTGCGGAAAGGTAATTCCGTCCAATCTTTCGGAAAGCCCATCATTTCCGCTACAAAACGGGTGTTGAGTTGGGAAAACGCTCCAGGAATCTCCCTCATTGGGTTGCCGGATCCTCCCCATTCTGCTATTGAATGCTGACTGTTCTCGTTTCCAGCTGTTGGTGTCGGCAACATCCCCATTGCGACATAATGTTCCAAGTACATTGCCCGTGTTTTCCCTCCGTAGATTTTTTTGCGTTTGATTGTTTGCTCTTCCGTCACTTCTCTCGGACTTGAATTTGGAGTTGGCAGCAACGAACCAGCATCGGTCTCTTCGGTGTGGAGCGTTCTTGGCACAAGCTGGAATAATAAACGGTTGAACTTCGTACCCTTCACCTTCCAAGTCAAGGCACACTTGCTGGAATACCAATCCCCCATCAATAGTCGTGATACCAAAGACATTTTCAGCGATGACGAATGTGGGTTTAATTTCTTGAATTGCTCGTAGCATTTCGCCCCACAGGTAGCGTTCATCATCCGTGCCTTTCCTTTGACCAGCGTTGGAGAAGGGTTGACAAGGGAATCCCCCCGTGAGAATATCAATTGTGTTTGCATATTTTGTGAAATCAGTTTTACAAATGTCAATGTGACTATCCGCATTTGGAAAGTGATAGTCCAATACTTTTCGTGGGAACTCCATCCATTCACAATGGAATACATTCTCCCATCCCATCCATTCGGCAGCAAGGTCAAAACCACCTATTCCGCTAAACAAAGAACCGTGTCTCATAACTTCTCCTCGTACATTGTCCGACTGCCTGTGAAGGTTGTGGGGATGGTGCAACACTCTCCGTTGCGATTCTTTGCGATGATTAACTCTGCATCTTCAACTTCAGGTTTCTCTTGCTCATAGTAACTTGGTCGGAATGGGAACATCACGATGTCGGCATCTTGCTCAATTGCACCTGACTCTCTCAAGTCACTCAATAAAGGTCGTTTATCTGCTCTCTCTTCGCTTTTGCGTGATAATTGGGCAAGGACTATCACCGTCATTTTTAACTCCTTTGCAAGTAGTTTCAAACCTCTTGAGATTTCTGCAATCTCTTGTTCACGATTTGCTTTTGTACCCTTCACTAACTGGATGTAATCAATCACCAATAGGTCAAGTCCTTTGCGTGATTTGTGCAACTTCGCCTTCGCTTTGATTTGTGCGATGGATGTGTCAACATCATCGTCAATGTAGAACTCAATTGTTTGGTTGTTTGCAGAGTTGATGACTTTGTCAATTTCTATTTGTTGCAATCTGCCGTTGCGAATCTTCCAATTCTCTATGTCACCAATCAATGAAATATATCGTTTGGCAAGTTGGTCATTGCTCATCTCAAGAGACAAGAACAAAGCTTTGTAATTGTACTTTGCAAAATCCTTTGTGAGTGTGAGAGCGATTGCAGTTTTTCCCATACCCGGTCTCCCAGCGATTACAATCAAATCCCCTTCGTTGTATCCACCAATGTACTTGTCAAGATAACGCCATCCAGTTTGTTTGCCTGTTAACGCACCACCGTTCAAACTATTCTCCACGATGTGATCCACAACCTTGTTTGTCACCTTGACAATTGACTCTGGTTCTTTGTGTGTTGAAAATGTCGTCTCTTCCAAAATGCTTTGAATATCCTTGACCATATCAGGCAACTCGTTTGATAAGTCCAAATGGGTTAACCTATCAACTAAATTCCGTTTGATGTAGTTGTATTCTAAAGTCAGTAAGTGTGTACGCAAATCAATGTCACTTGCATTTTGTTGTAGCGTGATGACATCAATCAATTCCTTGCGTTCAAAATGCGGAATCAATGTGAGATAGTCAATGGCTTCGTTGTTCAAATACATCTGCGTAATTACACCAACAATTTTCTTGCACAAAGTATCTTCAAACCAATTCAAGTTTATTCGGGGCAAGTAATGACGCTTATCGTTGTGGTAAAGGATGTTGCTAATTATTAATCGTTCGTTGCTCATAGTGTTGCAAGTTTAGGTTTGTTTGTTGTGACTTTCAAATTATTTGTTTTCCAAGTCCTAACGGATGCTTTCCAGTCCTTCATCTTGACTTTGCCGACCATCCATCCATTTGCTTCGTAATGGTTTAACCAGTTCTCTGCGATGTCGTTCATCCCTTGTTCGCTCATATACTCTTTGAGTTGTTCAATGGTAGGTTTGACAAAACCTTTTATTTCTTTTTTACCTGTTACACTACCACTTACACTTACACTTACACTATCGGCATTTTTGGTATCATTTGGTATGCCACTTGATGCGGTCGCATCCCACCGCTTACGAGCGTTGTCCTGATTACGCTTTCGGATGTCCTCGTATTTCTGCAAATCTCTCTTGAGTGATTGCTTGATGGGTTCAAATGCAATCCGTGTGATGACATTCTCCGTTTGTGGTTCTTGGTCGTTGACATAACGCAAGATGTGTTTTAACAAATCCCCAGCTTGTTCATCGGTTAACTGTTCAACCGTGTGTATCAGGTCGCAGTAAAGCAAAAATGATTTCTTATCGGTTGCCATTGGTTGTATAAAAAAAGCGTTGAAGGGGTGATTTTTTAACAATCCTCATCCGATGTTTGTGTCTACATTCACCAATTGAACGAGCTGCTTCAGCAATAGATATAAATTGTAATCCTGTCAATATATCAATTACTGGTTTAACTCTAATGTCTAATTTATTTATTATTGCGTGTTCAACATTTTCTTGATGAGTCATCCATTCAAGATTATCAATGTGATTATTTTTTTTATTGCCATCTTTATGATTAACGGTCAATTTATTTTCATCGTTTATAATAAAAGTTTGTGCAACTAACCTATGTATATAATAAGTTTTTGAAGTTTTATTTCTGCTTAATGAAATTTGTAGATACCCATTTTGATGTGTGCTGGGTTTCAAAATAATTTCTTTACCTTTTTTGTAACTCTTGACCCTTCCGTGACTGGAGATGTGGTACTCACCGTTGCTATCAGCAACCGCTTTCCAAATTTCTTGTTGTGTGTTCATTTTTGCTGCGAATAAAAAAAGCCCATCAGTATGACAGTGGTCGCAGCACCTATCATCCCAACGGGCAAAAATCTTGAAAGTTTACGAGAGCTGCGAAATCTCAACTTCTTGTACGAAGATAGCGATTTAGTTTCATTGTTTCAACTTAAAATCTTTTTTGATCCGTGAATAAAGATACCGGGCTTTCCACTCACTGCACCCCATACGCTCTGCGATTAATCTCCAGCAATGGTGATAGTCCTCACGAAGGATGGCGATTGCCCACATCAGGTTGTAGGTGCTTTGTTTAGTCATTGTTACCTCCGAATGTTTCGTTGTAGTATTGTTGTGAAAAATCTTCTGCACTTTGTCGTTTTTCAAGATATTCTAAACCATAAGGCAAATTATTAAGATGAATAAACATATCCATTTGAGCATTTTTAATTTCATCCTTTCGCATTGCTTCGGCTTGTTCAAGTGCTTTGTAAATATCAAATCCTCTCAATCTCAAATTGATGTCTTTTTTGATTTGTTCAACCAACCACTCTACGCTACTCTGTTTATTGTTGCTCATTGTTTTTTCTTTTTCCATAAGTTCTTTAAGTTCTTTTTTTCTTTGTTCTCTTCGTTGTTCTCGGTTTTCAATACGCCATTTGTTTTTTTCTATTGAATCGGTTTTATAAGCGGTGGCTAATAGGTGTTTGATTTTATCATTCATTGTTACCTCCTTTCTCCCTTGCAAAAATCTTAAATGTGTTTCCATTGCCATCACTAAATACAATGTTTGAAGTACTAGTATCACCAATTGTAAGGTTCATTTCTCTTTTTCCATTAATGTATTCAGCAATCATTACTGGTACATCATTATTAAATTGAAATGCCCATTCTAAGTTATCAATTTTATGGTTTACAATTCCTATTGCCGTTTGTTGTTTATCGTTGCTCATTGTTCGTTTATGAATTTAGCGTAATCGTGTGCATCCTGTTCACTCTCAAAGGTGGCCAGTAATTCTCCAGCGAAGTATACTCGCCACTTGGTAATGAAGTTGATTGTGGCTTTAATTACGACCGCTTTCATTCTTGATTGAGTTATACTGGTTCTCCCAAGTCCTCGCTTTGTCCTCAAGCTCTTGCTTGGTTTTCTCGTGACTCATTTTTGCCAAGTTCAATTGGTTGGTGGCAGTTTGCAAGTCAATGCGATTCTGCCAAAGTTCCCCTTCCAGTTCGGTGTTGATGCGATGTAGACGGTAGATTTCTTCCAAGTAACTTTGTGACTTCTTTTCATCAGCATACACCTTGTACACCAATAGGACGAATGTCAATCCAAATAGTATTGTTGTTGTCATTTTGCTTTTCCTTTATAAAATTTGTGGTTGAAAATTGCCTGACTGAATTGGTCAAAGTCAGGTTTGTACTCGTCCCTCTCAAACTCGTATGGTTTGGCTTCGGGAAGTTCTTGCTTCATTGACTTGCGGAATGCGTGGATTCCGTAGCCCACCGCAAATGCGATGGGAGTCAAGATGATTGGGTAGATGATGTCTAATGCCATAGTTTAATTTTCTAAATCTTTTTGTGAATGGACAATTTATTTTGTGATTGATAAAAATAGTTCTCCAGCGTATGTCAGTTTCTCGTCAATGATTTCTTGCGAGTCCTCGTCCAAAGTGATAAGCGTTCCTGTGACCTTCTTGCCTTCAGGCATTCGTGGATCGTAGGAAACGAAAATCCCTTCGGTCAACCCGGTTGCAATCATTCCCATCTGCATCTGCCAATAATACTCCGTCCGTTTGGACTTGAGTTGCTCGTTGTTTTTGATGAAGAAGTTTTGAAGGTGGTTGCCTGAATTAAAAGGACATTTGATTTCAATGAGCTTCTCACCAAGTGCATCGGGAGAGTAACCACCCCAAAGACCATAGGTGATGAAGGTGTAGGTCTCTGCTCCGTAGTAGGTATAGAAGTCATCGGTTTGTTGCTGGAAGTAGTGGAACGCTTCTTTCTCGTGTTCCTTGCCCCAATCCAAAGCACGACCATAAATCTCCGTGCGGTTGCCTGTGAGATACTCCGCTGCTTTCTCAAACACAAATGACTTTGCCGTCTCCGAAAGGAACTCCGATTTTGTTTTCGGAGTCCCCATCAGTTTGTGAATTTCGGAAGCGGTGAAGCGTGACCTTCTTAAATCTTGCCAATCCTCCTCCGTCAAAGAAGAGTGAATTGTTGGAAGTTGATGTTTCATTTCTCGCCAATTAATAGTTTTTGATTCACTGGAGAGACATCGTACTTGTTTGTGATGTCGGTCATCAGTCCACCGGTCTTGAGATGCTCCATTGCTTTTGCCCAATTAGGATGCTTGGGAGTGAGTTCTTCTTTCTTGGGTACTTGTCTACCCATTGCCTTCTCACCGTCATCGTCATCGTCAATGTTCAGGTTCAAGATAGAACCGAGAGCATAACGCCTTGCGTAAGTGATTGCCGAACCCATCGCTTGTGGATCGTTCTGCTTTGCCACAGGCATCGTGTAGGATGACTCCATCCACTCACCTGATTCGGAGTGAACGATGATGGTTGTGAGTGCGTCACCATCGGGAAACTGACTGACTGCCAAACCACATTCGCTCAATGGCTTTTGGATGGTTGACAAGATGTTTGCCAATGATGCATACTTTGACTTGAAGAAAGGATTGTTTGACTCCTTTGCTACCTTGCTCACCGATGCTTGGAATTTTACCAACGCACCAGCGATGTTCTTGATTGATTCTGATTTATTCATAGGAAATTTGTTTTTTGTCCGAGCATAAATAACACTGTGAACTTGTCGGGTTCAAGATAGAAGAACCGCTCCGATTCAATGCCGACCAAATTGGTCTCAACGCATCCACCAAAGTAGACATCACGCTTTATCATATACGGCTCAAGTTCATCAAAGTGGTTGTTCAGTAAATAGTCATCTACTTGCTTGTCGGTATAGACATACCTATCCCCATTGATGGTGAGAATCCATCCGTTGACGGTTGCCTCAATCATTGTTCACCTCCTTGTATTTTTACTACTCCGTAAATTGTAAGTATTTTTTTTAGTTTTGAAAGTGTAATTGACATACCTTCTTCTTTAGTAACTTCTTCATCCCACATATCAACCCCTTCGGTAATAATAGATTCTGCATCAGCACAATCAAAACAAAATCCAAATCTTAAATCTTGTTCTCTGTTGCAACATTTACATTTCATTTGTTACCTCCTCCGTAGGTATTGTTAAAATGTTTTTCAATCGTACTTTTTACATCAATTTTTTTCATCATTACAGAACCGTTAAAATACCAATCCTCGGCAAAGTTAATTGTTCTTTCCTTCTCCACTTCTTTGGCTTTTTCAAGTATTTCTTTCATACTTAAATTTGGTTTTAACATTTCTTGTTCCAACCACTCCACTGCTGTTTGTTGTTTCTTATTTACCATTTTCGTAGGTTGTTTTGTCGTGGTTGTTCTCATTTGTGACCTCCTTTGTGGATAGGGTTTTTGCAATTTCCTTTGTGACATAGAATATCGCCCTTGTAATTTTTACAAATAAAGTATTCACATCCTTCAATTACACACACCTTAAGTGGGTCTGATGCTAAATTACCTTCACTTGGTATTGTGTAGTTTGTAGTTCTTGATGATACTGTGGGTTCTTCGCAACCAGCCATCATTCCGATGAGTAATGTTGCTAATAATATTTTTTTCATTTCTACTTTATTGATTTGTTAGTTGTGTTTCGACTTAGCATTACATAAATACCGCAATAAGCAAATACCAAAAGAAGAAGAATTATTAGCCCAAGAAAAATATGTATACTCTTATGCACGGCTATTGTAAGGGCTAAAATTCCTATCAAAATAATTAAAGCGTTTATTGCCTTTTGTTTTTTATCTCTTTCCATTTGTTTTTTATCTTTTTCCATAAGTTCTTTTAGTTTTTGTTTT